ATGAAAAGGGTTTTGTTTTTAATTTTCTCAAGTTTATTAATATTAGACGCATGTGGACAAGTCGGGGATAACTCGATTAAAAATGATAATAAGAAGTCAAACGCTCCGAAGAGAAATAAGGACTCAGATGCTAAATCAGAAAATCAATCTAGTAAAAAACAAAGCCGTACGTATACCGCTCAACAATATAACGCGTTAGTAGATGATTATAATACTATGATAAACAAACCAGAAAGTAAATCAAAAGTATCAAATAGTGTTTCTCAGTCTAAATATAACACTTTGCTTAAAGAATATAACGCACTTGTTGATGAAGCGTATGAAGAAAACGGATATTAATATTTCATTGCGAGTATTTAGGTTATATAAGGTGTATTAAATTTATCTATTTTAAGGAGACAATGGATGATAATTTTAAATTGCAAAATAAAATTAAATGAAATTGTTTACGAAGTTAAAACGAATAAAAATAATTGCTTCACCTATTCTTTACCTAAAGATATCACATCTTATAAAGTAAGAAAGGTGCTTAAAATTATTGAGAGCAAAGTAGATGAAGACGAAGATTAATATTCCAGGGTAGCAGGTTTACCCTTATTCATTACGGTAATACGCTATTACGTTTGAGTCTTTACGAGTGTTTGAATATAAAGATATATGAATATTACATATTTAAAGGCGGTGGTGCTATAAACAAATGGACAATGCACCTTAGAATACAAATGAATATAAAGACTTAATCTACATATAGGAGAAAAATCATGGAAGAAAAATTTAATAACGAACAAGAAGAAAGACAATTTAGACAATTTCAAGAATACCAAAAACAACAAGAAGAAGAGAAAAAGAAAAAACGTAAAAAAAGTTGGCTATTCGGCTGCGGTGGTTGTTTAGTTTTATTAATATTAATTATTATTGGCGTAACTGCGTGTACTGGATCCTTCGTGAATGAGGTCGATAAAGAAATAAATGAAGAAGGTAAGCTTGACAAAGATAAGGATACAAAAATTAAATCTGTAGGTGAAACTACTGAAATAGATGGAGTGTCATTCACATTAGACAGTGCTTCTTATACAGATGAAAGAAATGAATTTGCAGAAGTTCAAGCTGATAAAGTCTTAAAAGTAGACATGACTATTAAAAACAACTCTAAAGAAGAAATTCCAGTGGGCGGAGATGTAAAAGTTTATGTAGATGGAAAACAAGCTAAATCTTACCCTATCACTGACGGATTGATGGATTCATTATCACCTAATAGAGAAATTAGCGGTTCTGAAGGTTTTGCAATCAATGGCAACCCAGAAAAAATCGAGTTAGAGTTCCAACCTTTAACGTCATTTTCTAACAAACGTTATATTTATGATGTTAAACCAGAATAATTGAGGGCATTCACTTGCCCTATTTTTCCCTCCAATCTGGGACGATTTGGTATAAAAAAACGCCTACATAAGTAGACGTTAAAATTTACCATTTTTAATTGCATTTGCCCATAAAGATGATTGCTGTTTATTCTTGTTATCTAATTTTCTTTGGTTGTTGAGGTCTTTCATTCTTTTATCATTTTCTTCACTGAATTTACGATAACAATAATCGACTTCATTTGAAAATTGTTTGAATTCAATATCGTCTTTAATTTTCATTTTTTTTAAAGTTTTAAACATACAATCACCACCTAAGGAGGAATCTTATTGAAACATTATCTATATACCGACAAAGAATTTATATATTCTTATTTAAGTCAACACGGAAAAGGTTTAAATCTATCTTACAGTCAAATGAACAAAAACACAAGTACAGAGAGCGAAAGTAAAAGCACTGCTAACACAAAATCAAAAGATAAAATTGATGGAAATTCAACAGGAGAGTTTGGTTTAGAAATAAGTGCGGGTATTGCAAAAGGCTCATTTTCAGATGGTACTAATTATAAACTAAAAATCAATAAAAATTCTTTGAGAGAAACTTTAAATTTTATTGATTCGAAAAGTGAAGCTCAATCAGAATTGTATAAAATTGAATTGCACGATTATCTTTATGAAATATTTGAAAATACCGCTATGGGTAAAGGTGATAAAATTTCTTTATATCCAGACAAAAAATTAACAATTGCTGAATTGGATGGCAATCATTTCAAGTTTTTAGAACAATTAATGGATATTTATATAAAATCTGAAACATCAAGTTTTATTGGTATCGATAAAAACACCCGAGAAGAATTCACAGGTATGAAAAAAGATTTGAAACCCTTAGAAAAAATGAGCGCGATTATAGATAAATTGGTTCCTGGAGATTATAAAATAATACTCGATCACGACAAACAATCTTTAATCGGTTCACTTTACAAAGAAAATTTAAACGTGCCATTTAAAGAGCTAAAATACTTTTATGCTCAAAGTAAATTAAACGTTGTCGGAATAAAAGCTAGCAAAATCGAATTCAATAAATTTGAATATGAAAATGTGTTTGAAGTTATACAATTAGACGTTTCATTACAAGGACCATTATTAAATGAATTGTTACCGAATGAATCAATATATTATTTCAAACCTATTTTAATTTACAGTAACATTTAATGAATTTCGGGGTAGTCCGCCTACCCTTATTATTTTTTACCTTTCTAATTATCAAAAAAACGCCACTTTAAAAGTGACGTTTGAAATGAGATATTTAACTTGCTTGCTTGCATGCTAACTATAAATTACTAAAATGTAATTAAGTTATTAATATATTTATCATAAACTATTTTCTTTATTATCGAGTAATGGAGAAAAATAATACAATTTAATAAATAAACAGAAATTAAGAACATATAATACATTAAGAAAAATTGTTTGAAAACAAAGGAAATAATAAAAAATACTAGATTAAAAATAAATTAATTTTTTAAATTTTAGTTTTATATAGAATTTAAGATACTTTCTAAATAAAAAAGACCCTTAAAGGGCCTTTTGTGCACTGATTATCGGGCTCATTACACAAAGCCTTTGTGTATCCCAAACCATAAGTAAAGGACGTATTTCAAATATATATTATCATTACAGACAACTAATGACAAGTAAAATATTTATTAGGTTGGATCATATATCAAAGGATTACTTCTTATTTTACCTATTACAGCAGAATCATTTATTACAAATGCTGTTAAAAATTCTGCCTTATCTTCACCAGTCATACGTATCACCACGACATATCCATCTGGTGTTAATAAAGAAACTCTTCTACTCTTATCGCTTTTTTTGGTTTTACTATTATGTCCCTGATAAATTGGTATATTATTATCTTGTAAAACTTGTTTTATCCATAATATTCTTTGTGCTCTATTTGAGTCAAATACATCTTTCTTATTACTTCTTCTATTACTTCTACTAAAAAAAGCATGGTCAAAATGTCTAGCATAGAATTTAACGACAATATTATGACAAGTTATAATTTCTTTTTGACAATATTCTCTTTCAAATAAATTTCGATATTTTTCTTCGTTTTTTAAGTAAGTAAGTTCGCTATACATTTTCATTCAACCTTATTTGAAATACATTAAACTTTTTTTCACTCGAAGGACTAGATTTAATACTCTCACCAATATGTTCCTCTAATCTTTTTTTAAATTCATATTTCGTATTATCTTTTACATCATTATTATTAAAATGAAAGCTAACAACACCACTTAACAAATCTGCTAATTGAATAAAAACTGATTCTTCTGAACGGATTGGTAAAACATCTATTATTTCTCCTTCAGACACATAATTCAAAATTTCTTTTAACTTTGGTAGTCTATTATTATCTTTATTACTTTTATAATCTAAGTAAATATAATAATTGTCATTACTCATACACCATTTATCCAGTAAATTGAAATAAAATTTATAAAAACCTAATTCATTATCAGAATTATGATATTTCTCTGTGTTAACTTTTTTTGTATTTACTACAATACATCTAAATCTAATCTTCCTATTGCCAAAAAAGTAGTCTAAGATTTCAAAATAGAATTGCTTTCTGGAATATGAAACTTTATTCCATTTAAATTCTCCACCTATTGAATGTTTTCGCTTTAAATGGTCAATTTCTTTTTTTACTATCTTATGATCTTTTTTATCTAACCATAAACCACCAATTACTATATATCCACTTTTATTATCTTTAAATAAATTTTCTAAACTGCTTTCATCACAATAAACTTCAAGATTCCTACTAACCATAATTTTCACCACTTTAATATAAATCTTTTAAATATTATATCAAGTATAATAAAAATAATAAATATAACTAAACCTTATTTAGCAATTTCTATCATTTTCTTACTCACTTTAATCATATTTTTTAAACTTTTATTTAAATAATTGTTGTAAATATGTATTGTCAAATAAAAGATGTTTTAATTTTGATATAACCATTATGTTATTTTGTTAACTCCTTTTCATTTATTTAGTACTATTTCATATAAATTTGATGAGTTTTAGAACCTTATTTATGAGTTCTTCCTACTATGTTATATCGTTCTTTACTTTTAACCTAAATATTTAATAACGTAAATAATATGAGTTGTTCGTTAATAAATGTAGTCCCAGTTCAGAGCTACATCTTTTTTTGTGAATATCGAAGCGGTTGCTATATTCATTTACCTAACGTCGCAAGTTGCGACATATGAGGAAAGTTTCATTTACATATCTGTGGGGTATTCTTTTTGTTTTTATCAAACTACTTCCCTATTTTAAGGTACTGCTTACAAGAGTACTTTTAAGTCCGTTTGTAACTTTATGAAATATAAAGTTTTGACAAGTTATAAATTAAAAAAACTGCACCCAAAGGATACAGTCAATTTATTAAAGGATACTCATTTTGAATAGTAAATTTTAGTAGCTATATAAATTATCTTATAAATGGCTCCAAATGCAAATAGCAAACGCTTACTTTTTATAAGTAAAAATTTTTCACGTCATACTTACATTATTTTTCAACTTTGCATTATTTCTATATAGTATCAAGATAAGAAGAAACTCGTTTCAAATTCGCTTAAATATTATGTCCTAACTGAATCACATACGCATAATGGTAACTATTATGATTTTTCAGTTAATGATTTGAAATATCATCTTGAAGATGAAAAAAACACAACCTATTATGGTCGTGTCCCTCTAGATGCTGAAGATAGTCAACGAATTAAACTATTGATATATAACTATCTAAATACAAAATATGATATTTTAAAGTCGCAATTAAACGCTTTATATAATAGTGAAACTATAAGTGAAGACAAGTACAATAAGATACTTGATGAGATAGAAACTATTAAGCGATATATTAAGTAGGTGTTCCTATGGCAAGTTACGATCAGATATCTAAAAACAATTGGCGTTATCGTATTTCACTTGGTAAAAATGCAGAAACTGGCAAATATGAATACATCTCTAAGACTGGCTTTAAACGTAAATCAGACGCTAAACATCAAGCTGAGATGATAGGGCGTCAATTAAGAAATGGTGACTATATTGCCCCTTCTTCTAGCACGTTTAAACAAGTAGCTGATGATTGGCTTAAACAGTATGCTAATGATGTAAAAGTAAGTAGTGTGAGAGCACGTGAGAAAGCCATACAACACGCCATAGAGCGTTTTAATACTAAACCAATACAAACTATCAAGAAACATGATTATCAACGCTTTGTAGACGATATAAGCGCACAGTATAGCAAGAATTATGTTGATAGTATTGTGGCTTCTACAAATATGATATTTAAGTATGCGTATGATACGAGATTAATAAAAGCTATGCCTAGTGAGGGTATTAAACGACCTAAAAAGAAAGTAAGCGTGGAAGAATTAGAAGATATTGAGATACACAAAAAGTTTCTTGAAAAAGATGAGTTATTTCAATTCCTGAAGGTTGCTAAGTATCACCATTCACCACAAAATAGCTTTGAAGTATTTACCACATTGGCATATACAGGCATGAGAGCAGGCGAATTATTAGCGTTAAAATGGTCTGATATAGACTTTGAGAACAACACGATTAGCATTACTAAGACTTATTACAATCCGAATAATAATAAAAAGCATTATCAGATACTTACACGGAAAACTGAAAGCTCAATCGGTAAAATCACAGTCGATCCCCACGTGATTCAATTACTCAAAGATTATAAGGTAAACGTCCAGGACACATGGAAAAATGAGCTTTATGTAGATAATAATTTTGTGTTTACTGATGTGAATGGTTATCCACTTGTAATTAAAAAACTGCAATTATGGATAAAAGCTATACTTAAAAAGACTGACATAACGAACAAGCAAATAAGTACCCACTCGTTCAGATACACACATTACGCCCTACTTATTGAGGCTGGCGTACACATCAAAGAAATACAAGAACGCTTACGCCACAAAGATATAAATACCACAATGAACATATACGCAAAGATTACCAACTCATACAAAAAAGACGCTTCCCAAAAGTTTAGTAAACTCATGGAAAACGTCTCAAAAGGATTATTTTAAAATTTCTACGACCAAATTATGACCATTAAACATTTCAAACGTTGATATAACGGTGTTTATTGGTCTTTTCACATCATGCCTGGCATTAAGCACCACTAAAAATAAACTTTAATACATGCATAAAAGCCTATTAAATCAGCTATCACAATTTCTTTTGATATGGTTATTTTTAGTTTTCGCATTCCATTATGTCATAATTATGTCATTAAAAATAGTATGTCAAATCATGATATATAGCTAACACAAAATGTTAAAATTGAAAAAACACAAAATATTTGGGGCAATGATTATATTGATATACTAATTAAACCTATGTATATACATTTGCTTTTTACTTCAATATAATACCTTTTTTCTCTTTTTAATTAAACATATGAGAACAAAAGCGAATTTAATTACTATAAATTTAAAGTATATCTCATATCAATATGATTTTTAAAATCAATGGATTCTACTAGTTTGTTTTCCTCAGATATACTATTTAAAATTTCGCTAGCACAATCATTTAAAATGTTTTCTATAAATTCAAATTCTACAAAATTTATTAAAATATCTTTTCTGACATATCCTCTATATTCATGTACTGTATCTTGTAAATAATCTCTTTCATCTTCACTTAAATTATTAAAATCCTCTGGCAATCTTCCAGATTTATCTTTTATATCGATTTGATTAATATGATAATTCATTCTATTACATTCATTAAACATTTTGAGTAAACTTCTATATAAATTAGGAGATCCTTCATATATTTCCCTATCTTCTAGTAGTTCAATAATAGGATTAGCATAACCATCTATTAAATCTAAAGTCTCCATAATTCCACTACTCATTATTTCATCGTAAGTGCGATTATCTTCTGGTGCAACATACAATTTTAACCTTGATTCTTTTGCTATATTAGAATGATTTAAAACTTTTATCATTTTGATACTAGCAGCTATCTCAAGTTTATTAATTATCTGTTTATTCTTTTCATTCTTTTGATACTCATACAATTTCCTAGAATTATCCCCTGAAACTTTAGCACCTAAATAAGCACCACCAAACGTTGCAAATACTCCAACAAAACTTATAGCTATAGAATAACCAGTAATACTATGTTTAGGATCTACATAACTAATAATATAACCTACAACAAAAACAAATGATATTATTGCAAGTATTATAATGAAAATTATAATCAAAATGTGTTTTAACTCTAATTTAGTATTTTGCAATTTATGCACCTCATTTTTATCACAATAATAGCATAGTTATATATGGTGTAACTATCATCCGTTCCTTAGTTTCAATAAATCTTAATTCTCGACGTTATATCTTTACTGAACATATTTAGGGTCATAAATACTCATTCCCCACTGCAATACAGGACGTTTCTCAGAATTATAAAATTGGTATTAGTACTTCGCAATACTTATCTTTTCCCTCTTCTTCCTTATAACGCTCTAATATAGGTTCATTTTTTACTCTCAAATTATTGTTATCTATAATGTTTGGTAAATTAGAATAGAAGTCTTTCACGTCTTTTGTTGTATGTGGTAATGCAAAAACAACATATTTTCCTCCCGTAAAACTTCGAGAATTTATAAAATCATTTATCTTTACATCTTCGTCTATTTTTAAAACTAAATCATATCTACATGATTCTTCTTCGACAATTTGCGGATCATCTAATGCTACACCTAATATTCCGTTAGTTTCAACATATCTCCAATAACAATTTTCTTTAATCCACTCTTTAAAATTCTTCATCATTTCATAATTCTTATTACTACCATACTTACCTTTATTTCTAACATAGATCACATTACAATCATCTAAAATTTCGATTTTATAGTTCATTTTAGCACCTCCAACAATAAGCTAACCCGAGTTAAAATTTATTACAATATGTATTAAAAAATTTCTTAAAATAAAAAAAACGCCACTCAATGAGTGACGCTTGAAACGAATTATTTAACTTGTCCGTGTGCTAACTATTTAATTTGCCCTTATCATCAAAATTATGCCCTTTTTTTGCCCTCTGAATTTAAAGCTATTTATATCCATAATTAACGGTAAACAATATTATTTAACAATCACAATTTTCACAAACATAGTTTATTCCTTAATCTAGTTTATCAATAAAATTATAAAACTGATTAATATCTGTTAATTGTTTATTACAATGAATGCTATCTCGACATATATAGTCACCTTTTTTTACATATTGACCATCCGAATTGGTTTTTGACTTTTTCATGAATAATGAAACATTAGATTCTTTATTACAAATTGTGCAGAACCCCTTTACAACCTGATTAGAAATTTCTCCATAAAGTCCTTTTAATTGTTTTTTTTCATCGTAATATATTATATATTTCCGATTTGATGCAAGTTCATTCCATCCTACAAATGAACTTACCTTCAAATCATATTCTTCAAATTGAGGTATTTTTATTTTTTTAACTTTCTTAAATACTTTCTGAAGTTTTTGCGGACTAGGTAGTTCAAAAGGTACTACATATTCTAAAAATTTATTAAGTATTGCTTCAATTTCTTTGTTTGATAATCTGATGTTCATTAATACTTTTAAAGATTCTTCAATATCGTCATCTATATGACCAAAAATCTCATTAATATCATTATAGGTTTCCGATTGAATAACTTTGACGGTTTCTTTATCATTTACCGTTTTATATACATTTTTCAATCTTAAAATAACCGATCTGATATAATTATATTGGTGAGGATAAATCATTGTTTTCATTGTTTTCAACCTTTCACAAGTATATTTATTTTACTTATTAATAAATAAGATACTTTGTGATAATGTTGATTAAATTTAGCTACAAAGCATCTTATATTCAAGATCCAATAGCTTTAAATATGTTATATCTTTTAACATAACATCATCACCTCCCGAACTGTTAAATTCATTTATATCACTTCAATATTAATTACTCATAATGTTACTCTTAGTAAAAAAATAACATGGGTAAATCCAGAGTTAATCGTTTCACTCATCGCAACACAGAACGTTTCTCAACGTCTTATATTGTTAATAATTTCATACTCTTGTCCTTTATTTCAAAACTGTACCCTTTTTTGCCCTTTAAATTATCATTAAACAAATCATTTCATTTTTGCAAAAAGTATTGTAAGAAAAAGTTTCATTATGATATATTTTTTATATAGAATTAAACTTGCTAAACAGGAGTGTTTTTTTATGAAACTCTCAGCAAAAAAGCAAAAGCAGTTCCATCATTTTTGTAACTACTTTAAAAGTTTAGAAATTAAAACATTTTTGCAAAATGCTATCGGCGCTTTATTTTTAAGTCCTTTTACATTAATAACTTATGCATTTATTTTAGCATACAAGGTTACATTTATGAATAAATCATTAATTGAAGCTTTGTCAAGCGCTGTTTCTTTAATTCTTATATTTTGGGTAGTTGCATTGTATTTAATGATGTTTTATGTAGTTTACTTTAAAGGTAAAAATTCATTATTAAAATTTGTTAAAATAACTACTCTAATAATTATTATTTCTTATCATATATACATATTTATTAGAAAAGGTATAGAAAATCTTACTCATTTTGATAACTATATTATTATTATTACTTCAGTTCTTATTTCTTACTGGCTGATACAAACTTTGAGAAATATAATTACTTCTATTTACAATTGGATATTTAACGATGAAAGTCACCAACGAGATGAATTAATTAAATTTAAGCTTTCTTTCATAAAAAGTTTACTCATAGGCTTTTTTTCTTTTATTGCTACTATTTTAGGTATAGCATTAACTATTAAAAATTTATTCTTTACTTAAGTCGAATTAATTTTTATAGAACGCAATTTATAAAGGATGTTGTATAGCATGACATCCTTTATTATATAACTTACCGTAGTCACACAAACTCAATCCTCACTGCAACACAGGACATTTCTTAGCGTTTTGTATTATCTACAATTATTTAATGTCTTTTTTATTTTTATCTTTTTCTCTGCAACTTCCTCTTTTTATTGCGTTATGATCCCAATTTATTTTTTAAATTCATTACCAGCTTGCTCTATAGTTTGATTTATATATGTAATACTAAATAGATAAACTGAATAAACTATTAGAAAAAAAATAACGAAAGAATAAAATATTAAGAAAAATTGAACACAAACGAGTGGAATATTCACTAATAAAGAAATTTTTTGATTTATTATAATATACTTACCAATAAGGATTTGCATAAAAAGAATTATCAATAACGTTAATGAATATAATACATAAAAAGTTACTAAAGACATAACTCGAATGTATTTACTTTTTAACACTGTTAATTTTCTTTTGGTCAATTGTTCATTATTAGTTTCTTTATCAATATCTATATATTTTTCTTTGGTCATAGAGTTAATTAAAAAGGTAGCTGATGTAATAGTAAAGCCTATGCTAATTGAATAGTAAGGTAAAATTAACTTATTAAAATCAGCAACTGAATTATAAATATTATCTGACGAACAATTCAAAATCAATGATATGATTATCGATAATAATATAGTAATGCAAAGCAACTTCTTATAATGTCGATAATCTTTTAAAACTGATTTATGGTTTCTAAAAAGCGTTAAAAGAGAATTGACACTATTCTTCCTTTTCTTTTTTTTCGACTTCAATATAATCACCCTTAAATTTTGAGAATTTAGTTAAAAATTCTTTAATATTTTTATAATCAGGTTCAGTTCTTATTGCAGTTTCAGGCATATTTTCACTATTGTCAGATAGATAATTCCTTATAAAATCAATTTTCTTATTAATATTTACTATTCCATTACTATCAGCTTCGTCTTCAAATTGAATATCTCTCGTGAGCATATCAGGTGTAAATACTCTATTAACTCCATAAGCATCTGTACCTTCAATCGAGTAACCACCAAATCTTTCTGACTTTATTACATAATTAATAAATTTTTCTAGATCTCCCGCAAATCTTTTATTTCTAAATTTTGTCAATTTTAGAATTGTATCATATTCACCAATATCATATTCACTTATAGTTTCTGATGCTAACTTGAAAAAGTTATTACTGTTACTTTCATTATCAAAATCAATGTCCTCAATATCTCTATCTTGTGTTTGATCTTTTTCAAATAGGCTAACTGATTTAACTGACGTTAACAATTTTATTTGTTCTTTAATATCTAATGGTTTTATTATTTCAATATCAATAATAGGTTTACTTTCAATTAGATACTCATCTTCTAAAGTATTTAAGTATTTAACATACTGCCTTGCTTCCGGTGTAAACAATCTTAATAAAGATCTTAATTTTGATATTGTTAAAACATAGTTTTCATCTTGTTCAACAAATATATAACCCTTTTGCTTATGAATGAAGAAGTCTATTTTATATTCAATACCTTGATTAGTTTCAATAAGCCCAACCAAAGATAAATCTTCTACATCTACATTTCTTTGCTCTTTACCATGTCTAATTGTAACAATTTCACCATGACTATATTCAGAATTAAAGTACGGATTGTAATTTAGCAAATATACAGTTTCCGTCTTATAGTTATAAGTTTTTTTTCTGTCTTTTTTCTTATGACTTAAGATATTCAATAGAATAAAATCAACAATTCTATGGTTGTAATAGTTATAAATAGTATTATTTTTTTCTGTATCTGTTATTAAATTGCTAATTTTGAATATCTTAAATTTTACCTTGCGTTTAGACATTCCCCTTAACCTCTTTCATGTGTAGTTTTATACATTATATATTTAAATCCACAAAATAAAAAGATTATATATATGAAAAAAGCAACTAATATCGGGGAATGACATTAGTTGCAACTACACAATATCATTATACTACATTTTAGTACCTAGTACTAATTATTTAATCTTACTCCTCATAACTACCTATATCATCTACAAATACAGATACTACCATTACCATTTTCACATCAACCGTATCGTAAATAAGCCAAACGCTATCTATTCGGATAAATAAATATCCTATCATCATTCAATTTTATAGATGGTACTATGCGCCTATCTACACCATTTCTGGCAATCATTAAGTTAAATGGTAGTATTACTCCTAATCCTTTTTGTGTTTTACTCAGTGTATTCCACACTGCACGTTCTTTGTCGTTCATCAGATCATCGTAATAGATGACGGAATATTTCTTTATCGCCATTGCTCTGTTATACATATCTTCAATGCTTATCATATTTAACTTATCGGCAGTATCACACATAGTCATCAGTCCTCTAATGGTACATCATCAATAATCATTGTTCTGTTAGGGTGTTGCTCATGTAGTTCATCTAGTGCTTTCTGTTTTTCTTCTTCCTCATCATCCGGCCAATCACCAATGTTTACAATAATAGGCGTGTCAGTGGATAATTCTTTTTTATCAGTAAATAACTTATGATACTTACCTAACATATCCCTAGCACGCAATCTATCACTAGGCTTAATAGGTATTTCCACCATTTCTACATGTTCATTGTAAACTAAGTTCATTTTGTCAGTGTCTGGGTTGCGTTGAAATTCCCCACGCTTAACAACGACCTCTCTCACTTCGCTCTCGTCACCTACTGCTGCATTACTTAGGATATGAAGTAGTTCGTTAGCTGATAGTACACCCTCATCAATTACCCTCTTACGTTGCTCATCAATGTACTTAGCCACTTTTTCATTCTTTAGCAATCTACTACCTTGTACACTTGCAGTATGAGGACTATAACCAGCCTTAATTGCACTTTGTGTTACATTCAACGTCTTTAGGTATTCAGATATAAACTTTTCTTGTCTAGGGTTTAAATCACTCATGTTATCCCTCCTCTAATTTGTCTAATAAATCATTCCATAGTTGACGTATTCTTTCTCTACTTAATTCAAATATTTTTGCGATTTCATTCATAGATTTCCCTTCACATAGCAAGAAAAATATGTAGTATTCCCTTCTAGTCCCTACTACATAAATAAGTTGATCCAGTTCATTGAAGAACACTTGATTACTAGTATTCTCACTTAGTTCAAAGGGTTCGACTTCATCACTAAGTGAAAAGAAATCATCTATATCAGTATCATCATAGCTTACAACATTTGAGGATTTCTCTTTGTGATAGTCCATTATAAACTGTTTAATCGCTTGTTTATCGTACATCATGTAGCAACACTTACTTTATGCTTATAAGCGTATAAATCACGTTGTAGGCGTTCTATGAGGTCATAATCTATCGTCGAACCATTGGACTGCATATAATACATGATTTCCTTTTGTTCACCTGGAGTATATCGCTTAATAACTTGTCTTAATTGCTGCATGTTTCTATTCGCTTTTGTTTTGAAACGTTTCAATTTTTCTTTTTCACCTATAATATCAATCACTAACTTTTCTAGTGGATAGGATATTGATACAACGCCATGAACATCATTTGTAGTCATATGTGAGATATTTAAGTGATACATCATCTCTATTTGCATAGTGATGGCCTTAATCTTGGTATTAATAAATTTAGGGTTATATTCCGTTAGCAATGTGTACTCAGATATTTTATTTTCGTGATAGATTAGTGGGTATTTCACTCTTCTAAGGTTCATGTATGCACCTCACAAATAAAATGAGCCTATCACTAAGGATAGGCGTGTATGATATTAACCTTTGATAATGCGATTTTCTCTAGCCATCTGCATAAGTCTTACATCTCTTTGTGATTTTTGTGATAATTCTTTTCTACGTTGTTCATTATTATTTTGGTTAATTTGAGCCTCAACGACATCTAATAATTTATCACGATCTTTATCTGACAAATCAGTTTCTAACATGATGTGATTGGATACCTTATCTAAATTGTGTTTTCTAGTCATTATTTATCACCTCTAAATTTAAGTTTATGATTGTATTGATCTGTGAATGGTAATTCTATACCTGTAATGTATGGACTGTATAGAATATCTCTAAAGTGATTTCGCAATTCCCTTTTTACTTCATCATCTTCATCAAAGTTTTCTCTATGATATGGAATAGTGTAACGGTTATACTCTTCTTCGTATTTAGCATTTAAATCATTAATTTCAGTTAATACTGTGTTAAATTCTTCAATAATTGGCTCAAATTTTGCTAATATACGTTCTTTGTCCTTTTTGTACAAATGAGGTAAATCTGCTTGATGTTTAATAAGTTCAATCGCCTTTTTACGTCTAGCCTCATCAAACACTTCTTTTTTAGTCGATAAGCGTTTCTCTAAGGCTTTCAATTTCTTCTCATTACTATCAAATGTAGTATAGAGTGCGTCAGCCTCGTCATCTTGTGAGTTAGCAATTAATTCTTTATATTTTGCTTTATCTTCTTTAATTCGTTGCGATAACTCTTGACGCTCATTTTCAATTTTATTGATATTCTCTCTTTGACCTGTGACATATTCGTTGTATTCATCAAAATATTTTGCAGTTTTCAATTAAGGCCCTCGTTTCAATTAGTTTTTAAGCCTATTTCTCTTATGTAGTTATATGGCTTTTTAATCTCTTTTTGTGGTAATCGTTTCGGTATAGTTTGCAGTAATATTAAGACTTTCTCAAAGTCGATATTATTTTCATTTCTGTTATAAATAAATTCTTTAAATGATTTCTTATCTAGATCATTCAACTTTGCTACAAACTCATCATTATTCATATTCTTTTCAGTAGCACCATCTTCTTTTTCCCTGAGTGCTTTCTCTTGGTTAAGCGTCAACTTATGAGGATAAGTCTTTAATTTTTGATGCTTGTCATTTATATATGAATAATTGTTTTCTATACCTTTATTACGCTCATTTCTATTTGTTTGAATATATTTGTATAGTTCAATCTTAAAACGCTCTATCACATTCATATGAGCCTCTGAGTGTGTATTAACATAGTTTTTTATATACTTTTGTTCTTTAGTAGAGAAACGCCCTAGAACAGTATAAAAGGCGTTTAAATCTCTTTGACTTCTACTCTTATACCGTTCCAATTTCTGACGTTCTTCTAATATAGCGATTGCTAGATTTTCAACGGAATAACTCTCATAGTAAATACTTTCAGATACAATATCACTACATAAACTAGGTGTAGTTCGGTTATACATATCTTCTATATCACTTTCTATGAGTGCTATTCTTGATTGAATGTAGTAAGTATTAAATCTAGTGAACAATTCGTAATCGCTAACTTTCTCTTGAATAATTTCAATCGCTGCACTCACTACATCACCTTAAATCTCAGTTTTCTTTAACGCCTCATATCGCTTTAAACTACCTTCGATATGACGCTTGATACTTCTTAAGGCTAATTCTTTCTGTTCCTCAGATTTAACCATGAAATAACCTCTTGCATCTTTTTTATAGCTATATCCGATTGGATAACCATAATCAACTACTAAGCTATTAATCGTATTTCTTAACCATCTGTCGTTGTTTCGGTTAAATTCCATATTCAATTGATTAAATATATTTTGCTTAGTAATAATCTCGTGCTTAGTGTTGCGTAATACGTTTAATACTCTGATATGATCGTTCGTTAATTCTTTTTCAATTGTTATTGTCATTGTTTTATCCTCATTTCATCTTTAATGAGGAGGTAATATTTAGGCAATAAGTAAACAACAAATATTTAATCCAGACTTTTATTAAATATATAGAAGTCATTCCTTCTATAACACTATTATACTAAATTTACACCTAAATAACAAACAAATGTTCTTGTTTCGGCAGCGTTTATATAACCTCTTAACATTCCTTTTAACACTATAAATAAAGCTTTTATACTACTTTTCATACAATTTCACACACTTCCTTTTACAGAACTAATGTTCGTTTTTTACCTGAGATAAACCTAAAATCATTAACAAATCTTAACAATTACGATTTACATATAAAAAAAGCCATGCACCTATTAAAGTGCATGACCTATAATTTTATGCTTTTATACCATTATAATAAGAGTGTTTCAACTCATTTAATCGTTCAATTAATACTTTACTATCGACTTCATTCGCCTGTTCATTCTGAATAAACTCAGTAATAATTTTCAAGCCCTCAACTAATTCTGGTTCTGGTTCATTAATTCCAGTAGCTAACTGATACAATGCCTCCATATTACCTATAACATCTGCATTACTAGATTGAACGACCTCAAGTTCATCTATATTGAAGTCTTTACTCATGTAGTCGAACATGTCACTATTGTTACTTTCTGCAAAGGTTTCTAGCCCATACATGAAATACTCATTATCAAACATGAAACTAGCCATCATATCGCTTATAGTGTCATGTGTACCATCTGGTATTTCATAACCTGCATAATGCCCCTCAATGCTCTCTATAAGTTTCTCAATATGCTTTTCTGAGGCAATTTCAAAAGTTTTTCTCACTTCACAATCTTTTATCATTACATGAGCATACATCTTACCTTTGCTTATTAGATACACAGTATTAAATGGATCATTGTATATCATAAATGCATAAGGTGCTTTGTAACTGCTCTCGCTTAAACCACTGAAAAACCTTAATAGTGTCCCTGCTCTTGTTTCAAATTGATTTGCTATGATTTCGATGTTCATATATTTACACTCCCTTAATTTTAAATGACACTGGTAACCAACATAGTTCTTTTGCATCAGCTGGTTTATTTAATATTGGTAGTTTCAATCTTTTACCATCAACTAAGTAAATCAATAGCTCGCACGGTTCCATTTCTATTTTTTTATCATTCAATAGTTCTAGCATTATATTTATAGCTTCTTGCTTCCAACCAGTCCAAAAAATTATATTTGTATTTTCGCTATTACAAAATGCAACATTGCCATTGTACTCATAATTGTTTTCTTCAAATATGTTTTCTATTTCGACAAATGATGTACCTTTATTAGTAGATATATATTTAGTTATTTTATTTTTTAAATCAAGCAAATAATATCCTCCTTATTTCTGATTGTTACTAAAAATTTATAATTCTAGTAACACTCAAATCTCTTGCAGCAGTAGACTTTAAATAGTTTTGTTACTTGTTACTAGATTTTTTTGATAAACTTTTTATTTTGTTTATCTATATATCGTTTTTATTATTTTTAATTTATTAAATATTTGAGTAACACTAGTAACAACAATCTTAAATCTCTTTATTATCAAGGTATCTAGCTGTTACTAGTTTTAAAAATTCTAGTAACAACTAGTAACAGTAGTAACTTTTTTATATTGCTCTTAAGTTTTGATTTTCATATGCTTTATATGGTTTATGTGCTTCTGGGAACTCAATTTCAGATTTAATGTTATCTAAGTCACCAATTTCATCAATTAAATCCTCCCATTTAAATCTATCTACTGAATCTGTTTTCCAATCTTCGCTTAAATAATCTTTAAACTCTTTATGAAATTTAATTTTAGATAAGAAATTATATCCATTTTCTTTACAGAATTCTTTGTACATACCATAAACAATATATTTAGGTATTTTTCTAAGATTCCAATTGTCAAAAACATTAATTTTAAATTCATATACTGGATTAGTTTCTTGTTTATAAACATCTAATCTTTGCATAGATACATCTGGAACATCAAATTTTTCAAAGTCCATGTTAATTGCATGATAAAGTATATATTCAAGTACCTGTTTATTTTTAATATATTCATCCTTAATCTTTCTGTTCTCATTTGATCCTTTAAAATCAGCATCAAAAGGTACAATAACAATTCTTTTGAAAACTGCATCTGTTTTATCTTTAAAACGTGGCATACCGTTTGATGATTGAATGACACTACATCTAAATTGTGCTGTATAAGGTTGTTGGTTCTTTAATTCAACTGATACATAATCACCAGTTACTACACTTTTAAAGTTTGAACCATCATCAATATATACACCTACTGGCACATCATCACCAATAACGGCCGTTTTACCTTCCAACGTTCCTAATTTAAACCTTTGGTCGAACTCATTCACTTTTAATGTAGCAATATTATTTTTTCCAATTAAATAAGTTAGTAATTCTTGAAAAGTTCCCTTACCATTGTTACCATCACCAACCATAAAAATAGCTTGTTTTCTTGTGTAATTACCATTTAAACTATCATTAATAACCTGCCATAGTAAATGTGATACTTGTTTATCATTACATGCTAATTCATCAAACCAATCATCTACATCCCAATTTTTAAAGATTGGTTTTGTAGGACTATCAATATAATTAGTATCTATTTTTGCAGTAAATACATATTCTGGTGTAAATGGTTCAAGCTGCTTTGTCTTTTTGTTATAAATACCATTGTTTACTGGTATTAAATTAGGTGAATTAGTTTTGTCTTTGATTACTGCTCTGTTTTTAATATGATAAATTACATCATCAGCTTTATTACTATTAAACTTAGGTTCTAAATAAGAGATAACGCGTTTAATCATTGAGGTTTTTTGAGTGTAAATGCCTCTATTCTCTTGATACATAGCTAATTTAGTATTTTCTTCTTCATCAAATAAAACAAAGCTTATTTCTTCCATGAGAATATATGCACATCTATTTGTTCCAATCATACTAGGCTTTTTACCATTTTTTCCGTTTTCTTCCCAAAGTGATAGTAATTTTTGACGTTCTTCATTACCTATTCTTGTTAAGCGCTCTTCAACACTTTCAACATTTTGACTACTATTTATATCTTGAATAATTTCTTTATTAGGTTGGATAATTGCCATTTCATCACCCTTTCTTGCTGTTATAATGTTTCTTTCTAACTGATTTAAATGTATTGTCAACTCGTTTCCTTTTCATTGGAGGACTACACATTTCATTCCAAGCTAACGCAAACGCATATATCAAGTGTTCATCTACTCTTTTATAAAACAAGTGTCCTAAGATACTTGTTAAAGCTGTATTACGCCCACCATCTTCTACACCGTAAGCAATTCCACTCCAGTGACTTGAATCTCGCTTTTCAAATCTAGGCTTTGATGTCGTTTGAATTGTAATATCAAACAATTTTACCCACTCTTTAAGCGTTGATTTATCTAAAATTGTAGCGTCACTATATTTATACTCAAAAGAATGTTTTTCTGTCTTGATAACAGGTAGCACCATAGCTCTAGATGGTTCATAACTCCCTTTGTCAATCTTGCATGCAATTTTTTGTGCTATCGCCTTTACATACGCACGATATTCATTAGCACTTACACGCTCGCTCAGTGGTACATATAAGCGTATTCTGGGGCTTTCATTCGTGTGTCTAAATGTTGTATGCCAAAACCATGAAAAGCCCTCTAATTCGCTTTTAATAGACTTGTGCAGCTTATTTAAATCATCTTCATCATCATAATCTAAGCAAATTACATCTCTATATATAACATTGTTGTCATTTCTGTATTTTTCATACTCTATACCTTCGTCATCTACGCCATTAGAAATATCACCATAAACTACTGAACCCCTAAAATATTTGTCTGAGCTTACTACTGGATCAGATAAAAGATTTACTAATTCGCTCCATTTAGGCGTATAGAAGTTTTTAAATGATTTCGAACTTACATTTTTATACCAAACAACACTTACTTGAGTGTCATTATCTAATTGAATTTTGTTCAATTTAATACCTCCATGTATTAATATCAGAACAAAGGTGTTATAATACAAATAGAGCATTTTCCTATTGCTCTGATATTAATTAAAATAATTATATTATGCGTTATCTGATTCCTCGCCAAAGTTCTCAGATGACGCTTTTTCTATTTCACGGATTTTCTTCATAATGTCATCAAAATCTTTCATATACATAAGCATTAAATCAATAACTTGTGTGTTTTTGATACGATGCTCGTGATATTTCCAGCCATGCATTTTAATTTGATCGTTGGTTAATGTATGGTTTCCATCATATTTGAAATACTCATCATCAAACCATACAAAAGATGTTACAACATCATTAATTTTCTCTTGTACTACTTCTAAATCATCAAATAAATTTCTTAATTCCCACTCCATTGTTGTTTAACTCCTCAACTAATTTTTTTATTATAGATTTCTTTAGCTTCAATTAAACTTTCTAAAGTACGCTTACAATATTCTATTTTCTCCAAATCTTCACGACTGAAGAAACTTAACTGACTTTGACTTTCAAATATAATTTCTTCTTCATTTTTAATAATCCAGTTGATAGCATGCATGATATTTTGTTTATTCACATCTAATTTAGCAGCCATTGTTTCACTCCACTTCAATATTTCCAACAATATAATCCAACGCCCATTCTAAAATGCCGATCACATGTCCTTCTCTATCTGTTGTATGTTCATGTTCACCCGTGTTATCTGTAACGGAATAGTAGTAAATTTCTTTATCTTCATTCATAACACCACTTAATGTCATTGTTACTTCATCAAGAATAGAAAATGCCTCATCTTCAAAATCTAATTCAGCAAGAATGTTAAATAACTCTTTATGAACTAGTTTTAAAATGTGTTCATAAAATGCTGTATCATCATAGCGGTAATCCGTTATGGAATGAAATCTATCTTTCGCTGATAAGAATATGTCCTTATCTTTTTCATATAATACTTTTTCTAATACTTGAACCACTTTTGATAATTGATATTTTTGTTTAATTTCCATTTCCTATACACTCACTTTCTTATCTTTAAGTTCGACAATTCTATTAATATCTAACTCCATACATGCAATAGCTATGTTAGGACTAACTTCAGGAAAATGTTTCTTAAATACATCAGGCGCTATATTTAAAATTAAATTCCCTTCAACATCTTTCACACAAAACCAACCGACGACGCTTTTTGTAATCACTACTTGTTGTTTCATATCTTTATCCTCCTAAATTGTGCTAAGTAACTTCTTAACATTAATCTGTTTTAAATCATTGTTGTGTATGTCCATATGTGATGTGATTTTCTCCATAAATTCATCTACATCAGATTTCTTAAATCGGTATGTGCTGCCTACCATATAGTACTTAAGCCCGTTATTAATAAGTAACTCCTCAATTGTTGGTTTACTTAAATTTAGGTATTCAGCTAATTCTTTGTAGGTCATGAAGAATTTTTCTCTAGCCAATTCATCTACACGTTGATTAATGGCTTGCTCTAGTAATGCACGTGCTTCTTGTTCATCTATATTGATGTTGAACATTGGTTAAGCCTCCTTTTTATTTAAAGATTCTATCCCTAAAAATTCATTTGGTGTAACTTTTAAATAATTACATAATTTCAAAATTACGGATAAACTAGGATTTTGAGTTTTCTCATAATACAAACCATATAAAGTTGTTTTAGCTATACCTGTACCCTCATGAACTTTTGCGATTGATGATTTATTAATTGCTATCAATACACGAAATTCATTTTTCATCATACTCACTCCTTTATAACAGAAGTCTGTGATATTTTTTTATCATCTGTTATTAATGTCATTCTATGCTTTATAAAAACAAATGTCAATACTCAAAACTATTTTAGTGAACTCTGTCTTTTTTTAGCGTTATATAGTAATATATCTATATAAATATTTGGAGGTAAAAATATGATTCAAAGTAGATTATCGGTATTAATGGCTGAAAGAGGTTTAAAAATATCTGATTTATATGAGGAAACTGGAATTTCAAAAACCACATTAATGGCAATCGCTGAAAATACTGGTAAAGGTGTTCAATATGATACAGTTGATAAATTATGTAATTTTTTAGGTGTAACTCCATGTGAATTTTTTGAGTATTCACCATATCTAGTTAGTTTTAGAATGGATAAAATTAAGTCAGATCGAAATATTCCTATTGATTATACAATTACAATTAAAAATCAAAATTACGAAAAACTCTTTTACTTATATGTTTTTATTTATCTAGGGAATTCTTATGACATTCCCGTTAGAAAAGATGAATTTAAAGCTTATATTGATATTAACCTAGAAAGTTCAGAACATTACAATGATGAAGAGTTTTATAATTTTATTTCTGATTTAACCATTTCATTTAGAACTGATTTTATAAATAAAATCATAGGCTCTATTACATCATTATTGTTAGACTTTGAAGAAGTAAGAACTATTGATAGCAAAAACATTAGTTTTAAAAAAGGCGATTATATTGCTTTAGGATTATTTAGAGAAAGCAAATATGAAACACTGAAAAAAATTACACTCAAATAAAGGTGAAAATTATGGCAAGCTATGACCAAATCGCTAAAAATAACTGGCGTTATCGCATTTCACTTGGTAAAAACGTAGACACTGGCAAATACGAATACATATCTAAGACTGGTTTCAAACGTAAATCAGACGCTAAACATCAAGCTGAAATGATTGAACGTCAATTAAGAAATGGTGATTATATTGCCCCTTCTTCTAGCACCTTCAAACAAGTAGCTGATGATTGGCTTAAACAGTATGCTAATGATGTAAAAGTAAGTAGTGTCAGAGCGCGTGAGAAAGCCATACAGCACGCCATAGAGCGTTTTAATACTAAACCAATACAAACCATCAAGAAACATGATTATCAGCGCTTTGTGGACGATATGAGCGCACAGTATAGCAAGAATTATGTAGATAGTATTGTGGCATCTACAAATATGATATTTAAGTATGCGTATGATATGAGATTAATAAAAGCTATGCCTAGTGAGGGTATTAAACGACCTAAAAAGAAAGTAAGCGTGGAAGAATTAGAGGATAGTGAGATACATAAAAAATTTCTTGAAAAAGATGAATTATTTCAATTCCTGGAGGTTGCTAAGTATCACCATTCACCACAAAATAGCTTTGAAGTATTTACCACATTGGCATATACAGGCATGAGAGCAGGCGAATTGTTAGCGTTAAAGTGGTCTGATATAGATTTTGAGAATAACACAATTAGTATTACCAAGACTTATTACAATCCGAATAACAATAAAAAGCATTATCAGATACTTACACCGAAAACTGAAAGCTCTATCGGTAAAATCTCAGTCGATCCCCATGTGATTCAATTACTCAAAGATTATAAGGTAAACGTCCAGGATACATGGAAAAATGAACTTTATGTAGATAATAATTTCGTATTTACTGATGTAAATGGTTATCCACTTGTGATTAAAAAGTTGCAATTATGGATAAAAGCTATACTTAAAAAGACTGATATAACGAACAAGCAAATAAGCACGCACTCATTCCGTCACACACATTGCGCCCTACTTATTGACGCAGGTGTACATATCAAAGAAATACAAGAACGATTACGCCACAAAGATATAAATACCACAATGAACATCTACGCAAAGATTACCAACTCATACAAAAAAGACGCTTCCCACAAGTTTAGTCAACTCATGGAAAACGTCAGCAAAGAATTATTTTAA